AAGCAGTGCTCCGGGTCGTTCAGCGCCCCACCCGCCTGAAGGTGGTCAAGAAGGTGCCGTCCCCCTTCTTCCACCTCCACGCCCACAGCAAGTTCAGCCACAAGGACGCGATCAGCGAGGTCGCGGACATGGTGAGCAAGGCCAAGCTGCTCGGCCAGCCTGCCATCGCACTCACCGACCACGGCAACATGGCCGGGGCGGTGCAGCTCTACAAGGCCGCCACGAAGGCAGAGATCGCGCCGTTCACCGGCAGCGAGATGTACTTCGTGAAGGACCGCAACGACAAGAAGGCCAAGCGTTACCACCTGGGCCTGGTCGCCTACACGACCGAGGGCTACCAGGGCATGGTGCAGATCAGCTCGTACAGCCACCGGCGGGAGAGCTTTCACCACAAGCCGCTCATCGACTGGGCTGACCTGGCCCAGTTCAAGGAGTGGGGCTGGCTCAACGGCGTCTACATCACCACCGGTTGCTTCTTCGGCCTGGTGGTGCAGACCCTCATCACCGAGGGGTACGAGGCCGCGAAGCACGTCGTCTACCGGCTGATGCAGATGGCCGAGACGGTGGTCGAGCTACAGAAGCACCTCATCGACCAGGAGCCGTACAGCGAGGACGTCATCTGCGACACCCTCTACACGCTGGCGGCAGAGGTCGGTGCGCCGGTGGTGGTCACCCAGGACTCACACTATGTGGAGCCCCACGAGAAGCCCATCCACGAGAGTCTGAAGCGCCTCGTGGCGTTCGGGGACGACCCGGATGAAGCCGTCTTCCCCGGTGATGGCTTCCACCTGTGCGACGCCAACTGGATGACCAAGCACCACGAGCCGCACCACATGGCTGCCAGCGACCACTTCCTGAAGGACCTGCTCGCTCAGCACTCCCTCACCATCCCCGAACTGGACGAGTACCACTACAAGATCCCGCACACGGTGGATGAGCCGCTGGCCGAGCTGCGCGAGATGGCCGAGGCCCAGTTGACGGTCGGCCCGCACTTCGAGGAGAAGACAGCCCCGAAGGCGTACTGGGACCGGCTGGAGTTCGAGCTGGACGTGCTCGACGCGACCGGGATGGCTGGCTACATCCTGCTCGTCAAGGAGTTCACCGACTGGCTGCGGGCCAACAACATCTTCTTCCAGGCCCGTGGCTCGGCGGCAGGCTCGATGCTCTGCTGGCTGGCCGGGATCACCCCGGTCGACCCGGTCAAGTACAAGCTGCTGTTCGAGCGGTTCATGAGCAAGGACCGGACCAAGCCCCCGGACATCGACCTGGACATCGAGGATCAGCGTCGTGACGAGGCGCTGGCCTGGCTGAAGGGTCGGTTCGCCTCCTCGCAGATCGGCACCCACGCGGTGTTCGGCATCGACGAGGAGGGCAAGGGCTCGCTCATGGTCGCCTTCATGTCCAAGGCGCGGGCGAGGAACGAGGAGATCAAGACCTACGCCGACCTGCCCGACTCGATGAAGGACGAGATGCGGGTCCTCGACCGGGTCAAGCCGTTCAAGTCGGCGGGCAAGAACGCGGCGGGCATCATCGTCGTGGACTCCCGCGAGTACCTCGGCAGGGTCGTGCCGATGATGGGCATCCCGGCGGGCAACGGCTCCTTCTCCTACGTCTCCCAGTACTACAAGGACGACGTCGAGGCCCTCGGCATCGTCAAGCTGGACGCGATGGGGCTGAAAAACCTCACCGCGCTGCGGAACGCCTACGAGATGGTCAAGGAGACCGGCCGGGACTACGGCGTGGACCTGGAGAGCATTCCGCTCAACGACAGCCAGGTGTACGCGATGATCCGCCGGGGCGAGACCTCCGGCGTCTTCCAGCTCGAAGGCGCCACCGCCCAGCGTGGCTGCCGGGAGCTGAAGCCCACCACGCTGAAGGACATCATCGTGATCATGGCCCTCTACCGGCCTGCGGTCATGCAGGAGGACGAGACGGGCATGAGCCCCAAGGACACCTACCTGGCCCGGCGTGCTGGTCGCCAGCAGGTGCCCGAGCGTCACGCCATCCTCACCACGGCGCTGAAGGAGACCTACGGGCTGTTCGTCTTCCAGGAGCAGGTGATCGCCGTCCTGCGGGCGCTGGGCTTCGACCCGGACGACCTCACCGCGTTCCTGAAGGCGGTCAAGGCGTCCAACGGCAACATCGGCGACGCTGCCTCGGTAATCGCGGGCTACGAGGGGTTGATGCGCAGGCTGGCCGGGGAGAAGGGGATGACCGAGGACGACATCGACTTCATCTGGTCCGGGCTGCGTGGCTACGCCGCGTACGGGTTCAACCGCTCGCACGCTACGGTGTACGGGCTGACCGCCTACCGCACCGCCTACTTCAAGTTCCACCACCCGCTGGAGTACGCCACCGCACTGCTCCAGGCATGGGCTGGCCACGAGAAGGAGCCCCGGGTGGTCCAGACGGTGCGGAGCATGAAGGTCCGTATCTCCCGGCCCCACGTCAACGTGAGCGGGGCCAACTACTCCATCGACCGCAGGGCCAACGCCGTGCGCAAGGCTCTTGTCAGCATCCCCAAAGTCGGGCCAAAGGCAGCCGAGGAACTGGCGCTGCACGCCCCTTACGACTCCATCGAGGACTTGATCAAGCGGGTGGATGCCCGTCGAGTCACCGGTGGCAAGAGCTACCACAAGGATGGCTCTCTCAACGGCACGCTCGGCCACCTCCAGACGGCCGGTGCCCTGAACGGAATGGACTGAACATGAGCGTCCGCATCATCGAGCAGCGGTACTGCGACGTCTGCGAGGTCGACTACAGCGACAAGCCCGACTGGATGATCCTGACAGCGGCCAACGCCCCCGCCGAGACCGACGCCCAATGGGACTTCTGCTCCTACTCCTGCCTGGTCACCTGGATCAACACTGACGAGGACGAGCAGGAGAACCCCAACGGGGAGCAGGAGGCCGAGAACACCATCACCGTCTCGGACAACGCGCCGATCCTTCAGCAGCACAGCATCGCGCCGGTGCAGGCACCTCGTCCGATCATGAGCCTGGCCGACGCCATCGCCTCCGGCACCCTCGACTTCAGCCGGAAGCAGTGAAGATCAGTGATGCCGCACGAGAGGCCGTCCATCGCCGTTCAGGTGGTCGATGCGAGGTCGTGGTCGACTACGAACGTATTCGCGGCCGGTGCTGCCGAGAAGCCCAGGAGGTCCACCACCTCCTCACCCGAGGCCGGGGCGGTGGTGCGTTGGACCAGGTTGGCGAGACGTACCACCTCGCTGATCTCTGCCGCGAGCACCATCGCCTGGCCGATGGCGCAGCGGCGTACGAGTCCGGGCTACTCATCGACGGGTACGCCACCTTCGACAGACTCTTGGGGAGGCCGGTCTACACGGGCACTGACCCGTACCTGACCAAGCACTATGGCGCTGAGCAAGCTGGTGAAGGCCCGGAAGTCGGAGCTGATCGTCACCCCGGTGCACGAGGCATGGCTGGCCCAGAACAGCAACGTGGAGCTGCGTGACGAGGTAGCCGACTTCGTCCGCAACGAGCTGCTGGCCAAGCAGCGCAAGCGATCACAGACCTGGTCCAGCTCCTCGCTGGGCTACTGCGAGCGCAAGCACGTCTACCAGTACATGGGGGCGGCGAAGGAGCGGCAGCCGGACAGCGACCTGGCCAACATCTTCATCCACGGCACCTGGACCCACCTGAAGTGGCAGGCGATGGGCTTCATGGCGACGTGGCTGGGCCAGGCCGAGGTGCCGTGCGCCATCCCGGAACTGGGCTACACCGGCACCATCGACGGCATCCTGGCCGATGGCGAGACTGGTTGGGAGCTGAAGTCGATCAACGAGCGCGGCTTCAAGTTCGTCCTCCAGGACGGCATCAAGCTGGAGCACAAGCGCCAGATCACCGGCTACATGCTGGCCACCGGGCTGCGCCGGTGGTCGGTGATCTACGAGGAGAAGAACACCCAGGAGTACAAGGAGTTCGTCTACGAGTATGACGAGACTCTCGCTGACAGCGTGCGGGACGAACTTGCTAGGCTGAACCAGCACGTAGCTACGCGCACACTGCCGGTGATGCTCCCCGACTGCGCGGAGAAGAAGAACAGCACCTACAAGCAATGCGCCTACCGGGACCTGTGTGCCACGGACAGGTGGCCTGGTCCCACACTCACCATCAGGAGGAAGTCATGAGCAGCATGAGCGACGAGGACTGGAAGAAGTCGGTGTCGGTCACCCTCATCAACGCCGACCCGAAGCCGCAGCCGGGCGAGACCAGCCGCGAGGTGCTGGACACGGCGAACGACATCATCCACGGCGAGCGCGCCCAGTCCTACGGTCCGGCCGAGGACAGCTTCGCCCGCATCGGTGAGCTGTGGACCACCCACCTGTCCCACAAGCTGCCCGAGGGCAAGCGGATCGACGCCTACGACGTGGCGATCATGATGACCCTGATGAAGTGCGCCCGAGCCCAGACGGACGTCAAGATGGACACGATGGTTGACATCGCGGGTTATGCCGCGCTGGCCATGCGTTGTGCCGAGAAGGCAGGTCGGTGATGCAGCACGAGATCCAGCAGAAGATCGACGCGATCATGGCCAACATGGTGACGATGCGTCGCTCCCTGAAGACCATGTCCGACGCCTACGAGCAGTCCGCGATCAACATGGTCCGACTCCAGGCCCTGCTGAAGGACGAGGAGCACCACTGATGGCCAAGCGCCCCAAGGCCCCACAGTGGGTCAGTGTCACCAGCGTGGTCGCGGAGGAGGCGCTCTACCGCTACCCCGAGGCGTACCAGGAGTCCATCCGGGAGAGGATGTTCACCCAGTTGCTCATCGAGACCACCCGGAAGAACTTCAAGTGGGTGGGCTGGCCGGAGTTCGAGAAGGAGACCAACCACGACTTCGGCGGACAGCGGTGGGAGCTGGGTGTGTGGGCGGTGCCCGCATGAGCTACGGCGGCTTCGAGGGTGCGGTCGAGCGCAAGTTGTCTGACATCCTCCTGCACCTCAACGGGATCAGGACGGACTACGCCCGGCTGACCCACGAGGTGATGCAGACCAACACCTACCTGGCCGACATCCGGATCGCTGCGGTGAAGTCCGCCTCCGCCCTGGACGCCATCTTCTCGATCTTGTACAAGGAGGCCGACGATGCTGACGGTCACGCTGACGTCTGATCCGGAGACCAGCGAGGAGGACCTGCGGCAGAGCCAGAAGGACGTGCTCTACGCGATGAAGGTGCTGGGACGCGGCACCGATGAGCGGCTGCTCTGGTGCTACAAGATCATGGCGCAGAAGGGCTTCGTCAGCAGGCAGGCCGACTCGCGCATCCGCACCCGGCGTCAGGAGCTGGTCCGCGCCGGACACATTCAGAGAAGCGGCCAGCGGGAGCAACTCCCGGATGGTCGCATGGCCATCGTGTGGGAGCACAAGTCATGGGCCTGAGCATTCGCAGGACGTTCGCGCAGAAGCTCACCGATGTGCCGGTGGGCGCGGGGCTGCCACCAGCCGACGAGATCAAGGACGAGCTGCTGGAGTACGTGGACGTGCTGCTAGGCCGGGTGGACCCGCCCATCGACGCGGGGTTGATGACCCGGCACGAGGTGGCGCTGGCCTACTACGCGCGAGCGTGTGAGCTGGAGATGCGGATCCATGAGCAGGAGCGGATCGGCAACATCGTGCGGGGGTCCGACCACTACCGGCTGCGCACCGGCGCGCTGAGGACGTTCATCGAGATGTCCGGCAAGGTGGTGGCGGCAGGGAGCAGGCAGCTCACCCACGAGCAGTTGCTGTACCAGATGCAGAAGGACGCCGGAGCCTAATGATCATCGGGATCGACCTGAACAGCCGCAGCGTGGCGATGAGCTACCTGTACCCGGACGGTCGGTTCCACGGATTCCAGAGCTTCACCAGCAGGTTCAAGGACCGGGCTCAGATCCTCGGTGCCCTCTACGACTGGACGCGATACCAGATCGCCCAGGAGGACGAGGTGTACGTGGAGAGCCCGGTCCTTGCCGGTGTGCGCAACATCCAGTCCACGATCAAGGTCGCGGCAGCGTACGGGGCGGTACTGGCCGCTGTCGATCTTCGACACGCCACAACCCATGAAGTGCCGGTGTCTTCGTGGAAACTTGCCACAGTGGGCAAGGGAAATGCATCGAAAGATGACGTGTCGCGTTGGCTTCACACACAGCATCCTGATGTGCACACAGAGTGTTCAGGCGATCAGAACCTGATGGACGCTCACTGCGTCGCGCTCTACGGACACCAGGACTGGAGTAAGCGGCTCAGTGAGCGACAGCTTCTACATCAAGCCCCGCCAGCGGCACCTGCTGGACACGGGCGTCGTCGAGACTGATCAGCCGCTCCAGCCGTTCACCGGCCGTGACCACTCCGGCTCGGCGATGTCGTCCGCCATCGACTTCTGGATGACCCACGACCACCCCGCCTGGCAGGAGCACGGGGTGTGCCGGGACATGGACCAGTCGATCTTCTACGGCGACGAGGACCGCACCGGCAAGGCCCGGCACCACCCGAACCTGACCGTGGACGAGGTGGCGCGGGCACGACGCATCTGCAACAACTGCCCGGTGCAGATGAACTGCCTGGAGTTCGCCATCGTCAACCGCGAGGAGTTCGGCATCTGGGGCGGCTCCACGGCGGGCCAGCGGAAGCGGTGGATCAAGACCTACGAGGCCAGCCTCAACGTGATCGAGCTGGACCCGAACACCTACGACGAGGTGTACGGCGGCTCCTGGGAGTACGAGCAGGACGACGACAGCCTGGAATCAGTGAGCTAGGGAGAAGCCATGAGCCCTCAGGACGAGCAGCCGCCCACCATCCACTTCCGGGGATGGGACCTCGTCCTGGGGGATGAGCTGTACGGCTGGCACCGGCACCGGGGGATGTACGTGCTGGGCACCATCATCCTGTTCGCGGGCTGCCTGTGCGTGTCCACCGCCGAGGGCGTTTACCCGCTGAGCTACATCGCCATCCACCGGGTGAGCAAGCAAGCTGGGCAACTTACTAGTGGGTAGGTGTAGCTACACCGTGATGTGTGGGATAACGTCATACACACGGACGAACACCCACAGTGACCAGCCACGATGATCAAGGAGAGCGCGTGAACATCCGGGACTTCATGAGCAAGCGGGAGAAGTCCGCGACCTTCACCCCCAAGAGCCGCATGAGCTGCGAGTGCGGGAAGGTCTGCCTGCCCGGTCCGATGAAGAAGCACACCAACGCCAGCGGGCACCTGGCGGTGTACCTCTGATGAAGAAGCCGTCCGACCTGGTCATCGACGTGCTGTGCTTCGGGCTGGAGAGGTTCAACCGGTGGCACTGCGGGAAGACCACCCCGGGCCACGCATATGACGCCGAGCTGCTGCTGGGCGGGGATGAGACCACCTACGTGCTGGACCCGGTGGTCAAGTGCAGCTACTGCGGCTACCCGCTGCCGGAGAAGATATACAACGCCTTCGTGGAGAACATCCGGCTCACCCACGAGGAGCCGGACGCCGAGCTGTGGTGAGGCACAGCGACGGGAAGCGCCGGTACCAGGTGGCGTCCTACGTCTGGTTCGTGCTCGCCTCGTTCCTCGTGCTCGCCGCCATCTGCCTCGGCTACTACTCACTGCTGCACCTCGGAGGAAGCAAGTGACTGCCCACGGCGTACTGCCCACCACCAGCCTGTGCCGCTCGTGCAAGCGACTGAAGCCAAAGAAGGACTTCGTCTGGGAGCACGCCACCAGGCTGTACTGCTCGCACGGCTGCGCGGTGAAGGCCGCCTGGCTGTTCGAGTCGGTACCGTCTCCGAGGCGTGGCGCTTAGAGACGAGGACTGGGTCGCGGTGTTAGACATCGCTATCTTCCTGATCTCAGCCCTCTGGAGACCACATGTGCCTCGAAAGCGAACTCCTCAGCCGGGTGCTGAGGCAGACCAACGTGGTGCACGCGATGGGCGTGCACTGGCTCATCGTCAACCGGGACGTCATTCGGCTGTCTGAGTCCGAATGGGAACACATCAACACCATCGCGGAGGAAGAAGCATGAGCTGGACCCTGATCTGGCAGATCATCATCCTGTGCATCGCCTTGCGCATCATCTGGGGACGGTAGCCATGAGCATCCGCGCGGTGCTGGCGTGCAACGGCGAGCAGGCCCACGAGCGGTGTCGCCAGGCCGTGCCGGTGGGTGAGGTGCTCACCGCCTCGCAGGCCCGGCACGAGGCCAAGACCATCTTCGGCTGGTCGTCGGCGGTGGAGAACGGGACGGTGAACGACTACTGCCCCTCGTGCACCAAGCGCCGGACAGAGGCCGCGAGCAGGCCCACCTGTCGGTGCATGGACAAGAACCACGGGCTGGTGAGGTTGTGGTGAGCCAGTACATCTTCGGGGTGCTACTCGGCATCCCGGTCGGTATCAGCATCAGCGAACTCATCCGGAGCGCCAAGATCAGGAACGACTGGAGGAAGAGGTGACCAACTTCGCCTCATACCTCACCGGCGTGCTGTCGGGCTTGGGCCTGTCGTTCGTCGCACTCGGCGTCTACGAGAAGACCAGGGGACACAGATGAAGGACTGGGCGTATGACATGACGCCGGAGATCGAGCTGGACCTGGTGCTCTACGGCGTGGCCTACACCGACGAGAACGGGGAGCGTATCGACCCCACCACCGTGGTCTGGCCACCCGAGGAGGTGATGGCCGAGGAGTTCGGGATCGATACCCGCACTCTGGAGGACCCGCTGCCCCCGGGTACGCGGGTAGAGGTGCACACTCTGGACGGCGGCTACCTGGTCATCCCGGTGGAGGACGAGGACATCCCGCTCTGCCCTATGGCACCGTACGAGAGTGAGTGAGAACGAGGGCAGCGATCCCTTCGAGGGTCGACCCAGGGATGAGCTTGGGCGCTACAACCACGGGTCGTGGGAAGAACGCGAGCTGAAGATCCACGACCCGTTCATCCTGCCGGACAGGATGGAGCTGGAGCACGAGATCGAGCGCCCCAAGTACTGGTATGCCCACCAGCTCCGACTGGCCGGGGCGACCTGGGCTGAGGTTGCTGAAGCTCTTGGCTACGCTTCGGCACAGTCTGCCCACGGTGCGGTAGCCAACGCGCTGGATAGGGCGGGACAGGCACGTCAGACTGCTACCGAGATGCTCGACCTGGAGTTGGAGCGGCTGGACATGCTCCAGCTCGTGCACTGGCGGGCTGCCAGGCAGGGCGACATCAAAGCCACCGAGATCGTGCTGAAGATCAGCGCCCAGCGGGCCAAGCTCATCGGCCTGGGTGAGACCTCGCAGTACGAGGACGAGAAGACCGACAAGTCGACCATCCTCATCGGCGGCAACGAGGACGAGTACATCGCGGGCATCAAGAAGGCCCAGGCCCTGCACCGCAAGCCCATCGAGGGGGAGGTGGCGGACTGATGTTCGATCCCGGCGACAACGTCAGCATCACGATGGACGGCGAGCCGTGGGGCTACGGCGTGGTCATCAGGGATGCGGGCAGCAACGTGTGGACCCGCGTGCCGATGCGCCGAAGCGATGGTGGCAGGGCGATGAAGATCTACCCGTTCAGCCCGAGGCAACTCATCAGGGAACTTAGGGACGACGACTGATGCCCGCGCCGCGCAAGGAGAACCGCCAGCACAGACGTGCCCGGGAGCGACGCGCGGCCAAGGGCCTTCCACATGCTTGTCCACAGTGCGTGGACGAGATCGACCTGGAGGAGAAGATCCGCCAGATGCCAACACCTAGGGGATGGAAGAAGAATGGGTATCGGGTTCGAGGAGATCAACCGGCGCATGGGCTATCACCCAGCGACGGCTGACACGATCCCTCAGTTCGAGCGCAACAGGCACGAGGCCATCAGCCTGGCCGACATGTGGGACCAGTGGCTGCCCGATGGGCGGGAGAAGTCCCTAGCCCTCACCGCGCTCCAGGAGGCCCTGATGTGGGCCAACGCTGCGGTGGCGTGTCAGACGCAGGCTGAGCCGTTCAACCCCTTGCTGTGCAACGTGCCGACCGGTGCTCCCACCGGTCATCGCTGCCAGCACATCGCTGGTCATGGTGGCCTGCACCGGGACGGGAGCGTGTCTTGGTCATGAAGACCGCCATCGCCTTCGTGGTGTTGTTCGTACTGTCCATCGTGGCCAGCGTCTATGTGCACAACTTCGCGTCGTGCGACAAGCTGGGTTACCTGCCCGTCAAGGACCTGCCAGCCCGCTGCCTGATGGTGAAGCCATGAAGCGCATCCTGGCCCTCTGCCTGCTGGGCATCGGGCTGCTGACCGGCTGCCAGTACGACCCGGGCTACTACGACCCAGGTCCCACGGTGATCGTGCACCACCACACCGTGGTCCACCACTACGTGCACCACGTCTACCGTGCACCCTCCTACCGCCGCAGCTACAGCTACCGGAGGCACTGATGGACCCACTGGAGGCGTACCGGGAGATGCAGGGCCACAGCCACGTCTGGACCCCACTTGCGGTGACCTACGACCACTGCGAGAGCTGCGGGGCGACACGCCTAAAGCCGGGGGACGACGATGCTGACTGAGTACGGCGTGCCCTTCCTCATCTGGATGGATGAGAAGGCGATCCCCAAGGCGTATGACGCGCTGGACTGGTTCGCCGACTACACCGGGAGATGGCGTAAGCTCCTCGGCGTCTGAGTTGCATCGGACGGAAGCCCCACCACCTCGTCTAACAGGCCAGGTTGGTGGGGCTTCTGCATGTCCGGACACAGGTGCCCATCGTCGGTCTGATGTGGGCATGGCTGATGTGTGCCCGGAGTGCGGTGGCAAGGGGATCGTCGAGGACATCTTCGGCGACGAGGACATCTGCGACGTGTGCGATGGTGACGGGCGTGTCAGCCGCAAGCAGAGGTTCTGACGAAGGATCAACCTCTGGTTTGGCAACACTCTGCGTATGACGGTCATACACCCACTGCTACTGTGTATGACGTGAGCGACGCACAGAGAGTTCTTCTCTCCATCAAGGTCAAGCCGGAGTCCAAGGCAGCCCTCGCCAGGGTGGCGCAGGAGATGAGCCTGACACTCTCCGAAGTGGCACGCATGGCCCTATCCAAGGGTCTCGCCGCCATCGAGTCCGAGCGCAACTACAGGAGGAAGTGACATGCCCGGAACGATCTTCGGCTCAGCCACCGAGCTGACCAAGGCCAAGCCCGCGTGGTTCGAGAACATCTGCGCCGAGCTGGGCTACAAGAAGCACCAGGTGCTCAGCATCCGGTTCCTGCCGGACAGCGTCACCGTGGTCTACGAGGACGGGCCGGTGCTCAGCCGCAACGTCCACAAGATCGGCTGATGGAGAAGGCGTTCGCCTCGATCCAGGAGATCGCCAAGTGGTTGGGCACCAGCGAGACGACCGTCAACCGCATGGTGCACTCGGGCGAGCTACCCGGCTTCTGGATCCAGAGAACCATCCGCATCCCGATCAAGGCAGTACACGAGTACCTGGACGCCCACCAGGTGATCCCCGACCACGACGAGTCGTTCGTCCTCCAGCGCAACCTGAAGGCGGTACCTAGATGAACGAGTTGTTCTGCGACATCTGCGAGGTGTCCATCCCCTGGGACTACACCAAGATGAAGTCCTGGAAGTCAGTCAAGCCTGCTGCTAGCTTCGCCCCGCATCACGTCGAGTACCACCTCTGCGACCGCTGCTGGGAGTTCCTCCAGGACAACCACGCGGCGCTGATGATCCGTCACGGGCGGGTGGCCAACCCATGAGCCTGATCTACCGCTGTGACGGCTGCGGGAAGCAGAGGGACTACCTCAGCGAGTCCTGGAGCACCGTCACGATCATCCATGAGACCCAGGTGTTCACGATGGAGGAGGACGCCAACAAGACCGAGGTGTACCACTTCTGCCTGGAATGCCGGAGCAACAAGAAGGAGTGGCCACGTGAGTCTGCTGAGTGACCGCGACATCGTCGGTGCGCTGAAGTGCTTCCAGATCGACATCCTGCCGTTCAACAACGACCAGCTCCAGCCCGCCAGCTACGACGTGCGGCTGTCCAGCCTGTTCCGCTACTTCCGGGACTGGCAGACGATGGAGGCCATCGACCCCAAGGAGGAGCAGCTCGACTCCGTCCTGGTGGACACCTTCGGTGATCCTTTCGTGCTGGCACCGGGGCAGTTCATCCTGGCGTCCACGCACGAGTCGATCACGCTGCCGGACAACATCGGGGCGAGGTACGAGGGCAAGTCCTCGGTCGGGCGGCTCGGGGTGCTCACCCACGTCACGGCGGGCTTCATCGACCCGGGCTTCAGCGGCACCATCACGCTGGAGCTGCACAACCTGCGTCAGCGCCCGATCAGGCTGTACCCGGGGATGAAGATCGGGCAGGTCTGCTTCTACGACCTGACCAGTCGGGCCAACCTGCCCTACGGCAGTGCCAACAACCACTACCAGGACCAGGAAGGCCCCGTGCCCTCCGCCATCCACAAGCAGTTCGAGGAGTAACCATGATCGTCTGGATTCTCGCGTTCATCATCGTCGCGGCCATCGTTGGCATCGTGCTGCTCTGGCCACGTACCGAGACGATCACGTACAAGCACCGCGCACCCAAGGACATCAAGCAGTGGTCTCCTCCCACGCCTGATCCGGTGAGCAAGCACTACGTGGACCACACCTCGGAGTTCTCGGCCATCCCGCACGGCGCGAACAAGCACTACGTGGACGCCACGGCCGAGCACCAGTGGCTGGGGTCACGCACCGACACCGTTGCGATGCAGGCAGTCAAGCCTGATACCGTGTAGCTGTTGGCCCGGAAATCCAACGATCACAACTGAATAGGTGACTGGCCCGCAGTCAACCCATAACCAGGTTGGCAATCCGTCGGCAAACCGGTGTGGGCCAGTCACCAGACACAAGCTGAGCCCATAAGCCAACGTCATGGTCGGGCGACCAGGGTGGGCGGGGATCGACAACCCCACGGCCCGCTACTCTCCCTTCGTCCAATGGCAGGACACGCGGTTCTGGACCGTGGAATCGAGGTTCGAGTCCTTGGGGGAGAGCCGAGGGGCTGACCCAGGGCGTCCAGGGGACGAGGGCTGGTCATCGTAGGAGAGGTTCGAGTCCTCCCGGCCCCCCATTCTCCGGTAGCTCAGTTGGCAGAGCACGCGACTGTTACTCGCGGTGTCTGAGGTTCGAGTCCTCATCGGAGAGCACGCGGAGAAGCTCACTGGTGTGGGAACCCGGCTGTAAACCGGGCGCTTCGGCAGGGTGGTTCGATCCCATCTCTCCGCACAAGACACGGATGCACGAGCGGGCGATGATCAGCTCGTGCTGCTGATCACCCCCAACTCTGGCCCGTTGCCTCGGCCGATCTACCTCCTCACGGGGGATCGAGCCACCAAGGTGCTGGACGCCACCAGCTCGGCTGCGCTCCAGGCCAAGGGGGTCAACCTGGCCACCCTGTCGCTGAGCAACTTCAACGCGCTCATCAGCACACTGGTGCCTCCCACTGTGCCGGGCATCGACCCGGTCACGGGCAAGCTGACCGACAAGACGATGCCGGACTACCTGAGTGTCGCGGCAATCAACGCACTCAACCTGCTCGACCCGAACACCCACCAGGTCGAGGAGCAGTTCATCCCCGACCGGCTGAGTCAGACCAGCATCAACGCGATGGTGCTGGCGCAGAACTCCACCGTCGTGGACACCGACCCGGACGGCTACCCGGTGGTCGTCGGTGGGTCGGACACCACCACCGACTTCACCGTCACCGGCACGCTGACCGCTGGCACCTCCACGGCCGCCACGGGGCACGCGGACATCCTCACCGCCAACCAGTTCACCACGACCTACTCCGAGTCGACCTCGTACGTCACGGACAACCAGACCACCGAGCCAGCCTCGCCCGCCATCGGCAAGCTCAGGCAGTACTCGGACGCCAACGGTCGTGTGGTGTGGAAGGACCAGGAAGCAACCCTCTGGCGGGCGTCGTCCAAGCGGATCGTCACCTCGTGGCCACTCGCCGCCGACAGCTACCTCGGGGACGAGGCGATTGACTCCAACACCGGTGAGCACCGCATCTACCTCGGGACGTCCAAGGGATGGCGTCTGGCCAGTCCCCACGAGGTTTCGTCACTGACGGAACGGGACGCACTGACCAACCTGTACCCCGGCTACCGGGTGTACGTGACCTCGGGCCAGGACCAGATCCACGTCTGGCAGGACGACAACAAGTGGCACGGGACCAAGAGCTTCCGCATCACCGGCGCACCGTTCAGCGTCTACACGAACGTCAACGACACCAACTGGCGCAGGATCGGGGCGACGACCATCGTCGACCCGGGCTACCCGTACCACGTGACGTCGCGGGTCAACATGCACATCGCGGGCAACGCCAAGCAGCTCGCCTACCTGTGGGTGCAGATCAGCGACCCGAACGGGACGGGCAACCTCCAGCAGTTCAGCCGCAACTTCAAGGCGATGCCCAACGGCGGTGAGCCTGCGGGCTACCTGACCTTCCCCGGCATCGCCGGGATGACCGATCAGGTCCAGGAGGGCACCCGGCTGGTCACGGTGCTCTGGATGGTGAACACCCCCAACGCCAAGGCGACCAACCCCATCGTGCACTCGGGGCACTCCTACGACGTCATTCCGGCATGATCCTCGCGTACCCGAGCCCGTGGCAGAACAGCAGCCCGCCGGTCTACCTGGTCGCCGACGACGTGGCGTTCTACCTGTTCGACACGCAGACGGTGCACAACTTCCAGCGCACCGGCATCCCCACGGTGCCAATGACACAGCAGGACATGAGCTGGATTCTGGATCTGCTCGACCCCACTCTCATCCACCCGTTGAGTGACACCGTGCCCCAGCGCGATCCTGCCGACCCGCTCGCCCACACCTGATAGGTACGTGAGATGACCACCCGAGTTCGCGTCGTCACCCCCGAGCTGCTCGACGCAGCGATGGCCAACATCATCAACGACCCCTCCTCGCAGTCCAACACCGCTGTCGGGGTGGTCGGTGCAAACACCGCCACCGTCAACGTCACCGGGGTGACCACGGCTCAGGCCAACTCGCTCGTCCAGCGTGACGCGGCGGGGCGTACCCAGTTTGTCGACCCGGCTGTGCCTGCGGACGCGGCGACCAAGAACTACGTCGACACCAACATCTCCGCGCTGGGTGCCACCACGGCCACGGCGAACACCCTCGCCAAGCGGGACGGCGTGGGTGACCTGTCTGCGGTGGCCCTGCACGCCTCCGCTGCCGTCACCGCTGCCTCTGCCGTGATCAGCGGTACCGTCTCGGCCGGGGCCACCACGGTCACCAGCCTCAACGCCAGCACCGCCACCACCACCGGTGCAGTCACTGTCGGCAGCACGCTGACCGTCGCCTCCCGCGCCACCCTCAACGGCAGCGGGCTGACCATCGCCAGCACCGGCGACGTCAACTGGTCGGCCAACGCCAACAGCTCGGTGCCCTTGCAGATCGGCCTGGACAACGGCAACCAGGTCATCATGGACAACAACGAGTTCGCCTCCCGCGTCTGGACGAACGGGACCTGGGCGTTGAGTTCCTACGGGATGACCGTCACCACGCTGACCGTCACCGGTGAACTGCGCTCCACCGTGCAGGGCAGCCTGTCCACCTCGGTGGTTGGTCGGGGCTACGCCGACACCCGCGTGGTGGCCATCTCCGGCACCTCCACCGCCCAGTCGATTGCCAGTGGGGGCGCCGCTCCCGTGCTGCTCACCTTCAACCACGTCGACAAGGCCAACACCTCGCTGTGCACCACGGCGACCGGCAAGATCACCTGCGTCACGCCGGGCTGGTACATGGTCTTCGGACAGGCTTCGTTCAACAACACCGCGCAGGCCGGGTTGGGCACGATGCGTTACTGCCAGGTGTGGCTCAACGGATCGGCCAGCGGCGGTCTTCCCTCCTCCTTCCTCCCGCCGGTCGACTCGGACGTGCACTCCTACGTCCTCAACGCATCCGGCATGGTGTTTCTGAACGCCGGTGATTACCTCCAGCTCTATGTGCAGCAGGACTCGGGCTCTACCCTCACCCTTGACCAGACCTTGTCGTTCCTCCAGGTGTGCTACGTCAGCCCGTGATCGCAGGACAACGGGTGACATCTCGATCAGGCTCTCTACGTGACGTCTGCGCTGCCTGCTGAGTTCAACACCGTCCAGGTCTACGGCACGTACGTGAACCTGGACGGCACGCCTGCCGTCGGCTACCTGACCTTCGAGGCGTCACCGGTCATCCTGCGGGCGGGGCTGAGCAAGGACCTCATCGTCCCTGTGGTGCTCCAGGTCAACCTGGACGGCTCGGGATACTTCAGCATCAACCTGCCCGCCACCGACGACCCGGACATCAACCCCGGAGACTGGACCTACAAGGTCACCGAGGGCTTCGGTTCACGGCGCGTGTACAACATCGCGGTCCACGTCGCGCAGGCTCCGAGCGTCAACATCTTCGACCTCGCTCCGATGGAGATCGCCAGCGGCACGTTCTACCTCCAGGGGGAGACCGGCCCACAGGGTCCTCCCGGAGCGGATGGCGCTCCTGGTGCCCCCGGCACGAATGGCACGGATGGTGCCCCCGGTGCCCCTGGCCAGGGTGTGCCGGTAGGCGGCACCTCGGGGCAGGTGCTGTCCAAGAACAGCGCGACCGACTACGACACGGCGTGGACGACGCTGGTCATCCCTCCTGCCTCGCCGGTGAGTCTGACCGGCCGCCCGGTGAATGTGTTCAACACCGGCACCACCCAGGCCGACGCGGTCGGTGACGGCACCCTGCACCCGCTGAGCGAGCGGTTCGCCTCGCTGACGGCAGCTCAGGCGGTGTTTCCCACGGCGACCGCGCTGACACAGTCCATCGACGCGCTCGCGCTCCAGACCGCGCTGAACAACAACTCGGTGGTGGAGGGGCGCATCGACAAGAAGCTGGTCATCGACTCCACGGTGTTCGCCAACGTCAGCGGATACCAGACCGTGGCGAACATGTACATGCTGCACAAGCCGAGCACGACGGCGATCACGATGTTCTCATCGGGGAACATTCGTGGTGGTGTCGCCAACGTGTCGAGCCCGACCAACGCAGAGGCGCCGGAGTACTTCGGGCTGACCCTGCGGAACATCATCGTGGACGGCAACCGGCACAACGGGCTGACTGGCTCGGTCACCCCGCTGTACCTGGTGCACTGCTCGGATCTGGTCGTTGAGGACTTCGAGGTCCGTGCGGCGCAGGGCAACGGCTTCTCCCACTTCGGGTGCTCGGACGCCTATGCCCAGCGGCAGACGTACCGCCGGGTGAAGGTGGTCGACTGCAACGGCACCTACGGCTTCCGCAACTCGCTGCGGACCCGCAAGGTGCGCTACGACGATCTGGCTGCGGTCAACAACGTCACGCACGGCATCTACTTCGACCACTCCGAGGCGCAGACCAGCAACATCCTCGCGGCGAACAACGGCAGCCACGGCATCTGGATCAACAACGTGTTCGGCGGCTCGTACACCGGGTTCCGGGCCACCGAGAACGGCCACCACGGGATCTACGTGCTCGGGCTGACCGACAGCCAGGGTGCGGACTGGGTGTCGCTGAACAACGGCACGGCCAGCACCGGCTACTCGGATGTGTACTTCACCGCCACCGCTCAGTCCTACGGTGTCACGAAGAACGCCAGCATCCGCAACCTCACCGTTGGGCGCACGTCCAACAGCAACTTCGGCGACGGTGCCCTCGCCGGTGAGGACTACGGCCTGTACGTGGAGGACGGCGTCACCACCGACGTCGACATCGAGGTGCGCCATCTGGCGACGAGCGGGCTGGGCTTCTCCCGGCTGCCCGCGAGCATGGGCACCCTGGCGGTGCGCGAGACCAAGCCGGGCACGGCGCGGGCGATCACCAAGCTGACCGTGGTCACCATGACGGCGGCGGCCTACGCGGCACTGGCCACCAAGGACGCCAACACCCTCTACGTGATCGCGGGCTGAGATGACGGTCGCCTATGTCGGCGCCACCGGTGCCACCTCTGGTGCGGGAACCGCCACCGCGTCCTCGCTGACCATCGCCTTCCCCGCAGGGGCGCAGGCCGGGAACGTCGCGGTCCTCATTCCCCAGTCGCTGAGTTCCACCGTCGACCTGGCGTCCGTTCCCTCAGGCTGGACCTACCCGAATGGGGCAGTCGACCGCAACGGCTCCAACGGTTCCTCCTGGCTGCTGCTCAAGCAGCTCACCTCTGCTGACATCACCGCCGGGTCGGTGACCATCTCCTTCAACGCCGCCCAACGTTGCGTGGCTGAGATGGACGTGTGGACCGGGGTGACCGGCACCGGGGTGCTGACCGCCACCAACGTCGACACCGCGAGCAACACGTCCGAGCCGCTGCCGAGCATCGCCAATGTCCCGGCGGGCGCGGTGTTCGCCTGGACCTACGCCTACCGTTCGGCGTCGGCACAGCCCGACGTGGGTCTAGTCTCCGGCTACACGCAGGGTGGACAGACGACCGCCACCACCTCGCCGTTCATGACCGTCGAGAACCAGTACAAGATCGTCTCGACGGCGGGCACCTACGGCGGTGAGACGGGCAGCAGCCCTGCGGCTGCCACCGGTGTGTCCTACGCGGTGGCCATCCCGTCCAGTGCACCGCCGCCCCCTCCGCCCTCGCATATGGACGTGGGCTCGGTCGCGGCGTCCGCGCTCTACCTCGGCTCCACCACCGTCAGTGCGGCCTACGTGGGGTCCACGCAGGTATGGCCGTGACAACTCCTCTCGTCTGCGTGACCGTCAAGGCATGACTCTGAGAGCAATCGACATCTCGCACTTCCAGGGCACACCGAACTTCACCATCGTCAAGGGCCAGGGCGTCGCACTGGTCTTCAACAAGGCCACCCAGGGCACCGGCTTCCGCGACCCCGTCTACGCCCTCAACCGGCGCAACGAGAAGGCCGTGGGGCTCACCCCTGGCTCGTACCACTTCGCCCAGGGTGGCGATCCCACCAGCGAGGCCAACTTCTTCTGTGACACGGTGGGCGTGCTGGCCCCCGGCGAGCTGGTCGCACTGGACTGGGAGATCAGCCACCCCAACCCGGTGCAGTGGAGTCTGGCCTGGCTGAACGTCGTCCAGCAGCGACTGGGTGTGAAGCCGGGGCTGTACATCAACAAGTCCACCCTCACCGGCTTCGACTGGACGCCGGTCGCCAAGGCCGACTACTGGCTCTGGCTGGCCAGCTACGACTACGACGCAGCCACGGTGCCCAACGTCCCCTTCTGGCCCTTTGTGGCGATCAAGCAGTACTCGGACAAGGGCGCGGTCGCTGGTGTCGGTGGCCAGGTGGACCTGGACACCTTCGAGGGCAACGCGACGGCGCTGGCCCGCTACGGCAAGGCGGGCGTGCCGGTCATCTCCCACCCCGCACCGTCACCGGTGCCACCCCGGCCGCTCCCCAAGCCCGCTCCGGCCTTCAACGTGCTTGGCTGGCGTGCCACCCAGGGTGCGACCGGTGTGGTGTACCAGCACCTCCAGGAGTGGGGCAACCGGATGTTCCCGGCCTACTGCCACATCTCCCCGGTCGCGCCGTCATACGGGCCGCAGACGTCCGCCTTCCTCGCCGAGCTGTGCAAGCGGATGGGCATCAAGAGCGACGGCAAGGACATCGGCCCGCTGACCGCGTCCGCCCTCTACAAGCTGGGGTTCCGAGGCTGACGTGAGCAGCGTCCGCATCAACCAGCGGCTGGAGACGCCGTACAACCCGGACGGGACCCCCGGCACCGTATCCACCGGTGCACCGGGGGCTCCCGGGCGGGCGCCGCTGGCCGAGGAGATCTACGCGGCGGTCACCGAGTACATCGCGGCCAACCCGATCACCACGCCGACCGCCAGCTCCTCGCTCTCGGAGTTCAACAAGTACGGCTCGGGTGCGACGGGGCACCCGGGCACCTACGTGGACATCGGCTCACACAGCACCCTCTCGGCCTACGTGACGGCCGGTGGCACCCCGCAGACGATCAACCTGTACCTCCAGGCCAAGAACGGCACGGTGGTCTCCAGCAGCCCGATGGAGGTGCAGGGGTCGCTCTCCGCACGCGGTGAGGTGGTGCTGCACGACAACACCCTGTGGCTGCGCGAGGACCAGGACTTCAACTACTACGTCGGGTACCAGGCTGGCTTCGGCACGGTCATCTACGGCACCACGGGTGGCATCGGCAACGGCACCAACAACCTGGGCTGGGACGCCACCAAGTTCACCTACACCAAGGATGTGGTGGTCACCGGCTCCTGCGCGGTCGCCTCGCCGGTGGTGGGCACCGACACCGCGCTGAGCACGGCGACCGAGATCAAGGCCGCCACCCCACGCAAGACAGCGGCCAACCGGCGTGGTTTCGTCCAAAGCGAGCTGCCCACCGACTGCATCGTCAACGGGCAGATCGACGTGCTCGGCGTGCTGGCCACGCTGTGGGCACAGGTCAAGGCTCTGACACCGTAAGGGGATGAAGAAGTGAAGCAAGTTCCGGCCGACCGTGTGATCGCCCTCCTCACCCAGCAGCTCGCCGACCTGCACCGGGAGAACGCCATCCTGACCATCCAGGTGCAACTCCTGGAGGAACAGGCCACCCCTCCGGTCCCGGAGACGGCACCCTCTGCGGTCCCGCTGCCGCCTGTGCCGTCCAGCACGGACGTGTCTGAGGCAGCCGCCGCGTAAGGACATCGAGCTAGTCCACAGGCACTCTCGGTCCGTGGAGCTGAACTGCCCAAGGTGCGTCAAGCCGACTGCGGTTCACTGCTCCACGGACCAGTGTCTATGGACGGTGTGCGTCCCCTGCGGGGTCATCTACTCCCCGTCCGGCTGCATCCCTACATGGGATCGGTACGAACGAGAGCAGGGGATCAAGCGTGAGTCTTGACTCGGCCACCATGACGGCGTTGATCACGGGCGGCAGCTCGGTGATGGCGGCGGGTCTGGGCTTTCTGGGTAACCGGATGCACAAGGGTCTGAAGACCACCCAGGAAGTGCGCGACCAGGTGTCCAACGGGCACCAGACCAATCTGCGCGACGACATCGACCGCATCATCGACGGCCAGGAGAAGCTCCTGAAGGGGCAGGCCGAGCACACCGCGCAGATCGCCGACCTCCAGGCCGACCTCTCCTGGGAGCGCCGCGAGCGGTTGGACCTGGCCCGCATCGTGCACGGTGGCCAGACCCCTCTCGGCTGAGACAACTCACCCCGGTCTTGGTCCTCTAGGTACGTGATCGAGACCTTCTTCAGCACCCAGTCCCGCAAGGCGTGGATCGGTGGTGTGGTCGCCGCTGGCCTCACACCCATCCTCCAGCTCGTGGCGGAGGGTGGGCACCTCTCGATAGGGACCGCCGTCGCTGCGGTCGCCACCGGGGCTCTCACGGCACTCGGCGTCTTCCAGGTGACCAACGAGAAGAACCCTGCCGACCTTGCTGCCGAGCAGCAGCGCATCCGAGAGGCCGAGGAAGCTGCCTTCGCCGCCGCCAAGGCTCACCTCCCCGGCCCGGTGGCACAGACGGTGGACCACCTGCTGGAGGAAGCCAGCAAGGACTTCGGCGGCCAGACCATCGAGTGACCGGTGGACACCACACTCCAGATCGCTCGTCCGCCCCAGACGGACGACGAGCTGTACGAGCTGATCAAGATCCTCTGGGGTGTGACGATCCCAAGGACGCCGGTCTGCCCAGAGCACTCCACGCCGTTCGCTGCCCTGTCCGAGGCGTACTTCGCACGCGCTCCTGTCTCCGTCTGGGTTGGCTCGCGGGGTATGGGTGGCAAGAGTCGGACCCTTGCCTACCTGGCGCTGACTGAGGCTGTTCTCCTCGGTGCTGAGATCAACCTGCTGGGTGGCTCGCTGGAGCAGTCCAACAACATCGCGGCGGCCATGCGTGAGGGTTGGGACTGGCGGATGGCTCCCCGGCACATGGTCAAGAGCGACCACGCGACGAAGCTGAAGCTGACCAACAACGCCCTCGTTCGCCCGCTCACCGCGTCCGAGCGCACCGTCCGTGGTCCGCACCCCCAGCGGCTCCGGCTGGACGAGATCGACGTCATGCTGCTGTCCATCCTGGACTCCGCGATGGGTCAGCCGATGCCCGGTCGTGGGCTGGACACCCAGACGGTCATGTCGAGCACCCACCAGGTGCCGGACGGGACGATGTCGGAGATCCTCGTCCGTGCCGAGGAGATGGGTTGGCCGGTCCACCGGTGGTGCTACCGCGAGACGGCGAACCCCATTGACGGCTGGCTCTCCTGGGAGTTCATCAACCGGAAGAAGCAGGAAGTCTCGGCGCACATGTTCAGCGTCGAGTACGACCTCCAGGAGCCCTCGGTCGGCAACCGTGCCATCGACACGGCGGCGGTCGAGGCGATGTTCGTCGACACCGATCACGAGAAGGCGACGGACGGGACGATCAAGAGCCCGATCATCCGCAAGAACAACGTGGTCGAGTCCTACGTGTTCGAGGAGCCCGCGTACACCGGCGACTACGTGATCGCGGCGGACTGGGCCAAGGAGCAGGACTTCACGGTCATCTCGGTGTGGCGGACGGACCAGGAGAAGCTGCAACTGGTCGCCTACAAGCGCGGGCAGCGATTCCCCTGGCCGGTGATGGTCGGTTGGTACAACGAGTGGATGGAGCGGTACCACGCTCGCGGCATCCACGACGGCACCGGGGTGGGCGGCGTGGTCAACGACTACATCGACCGGCGCAGCCAGGCATTCCTGTTCTCCGGGCGGCAGCGCGACGAGATGCTCACCGAGTACATCGCGGCGGTGGAGCGGGGGCTGGTGGAGGCGCCGAGGATCACCAGCGCCTACACCGCCCACAAGTTCGCCAGCCACGAGTCGATCTACAACCTGGGCGTGGACAGCCACCTGCCCGACGAGATCGCGTCCTTCGCACTCGCCTGGCGCAAGAGTGGTCGCCGGGTCAAGTTCGCCGCCCCGGTCACCATGCCGCGCCTGGGCGAGGGTATGACCGACGACAAGGTCACCGACGCCTACGCGCCCACGAGCCCCTGGTCGAACATCGGCGGCAAGATCGGGATCAGGGACATGGGCGTGTCGTCACTGACACAAGGTGCCTACGCGGAGACCGTGGCTTCGGTACCTCCTGTGGCTCCCGGCTGGGACCTGGGCCTGTAACGTCTTCCCTGCCCCCGGGCAACCACGAAAGGATCCCTGGTCGGCCGGGGGCGCGGGCACGGTGGTCAGATACCACCAGCTTGGACGAACTAACGGGTAATCGCAGTCTTGCTCTGGGTTCTGGACCGGACACCAGAGGGGGAACCTGACTGCACCAGCAGCAAGCGAAAGCCCCCCGAGGACTTGGACATCCTCGGGGGGCTTTCGTGTGTTCAGAGTTTGGTGAACTTGTCAGCGATGTAGAGCAGGTTCTCGTTGATGTCTGCGAGGGCTGTCGGCAGTGGGTCGTGCTGCGTGAGCTTCTCGCGCCACTGGTCTACCTGAGACTCCCAACCCATGTACTGAGACAGGACCTCTCCGACCAAGACGGGATTCTGTTGGTGCTCCAGCTCGCGGAGCCACATGACGCCCAACTGCACGAGCCTCAGACCTTCGAGACCGTACTCGAAGTCCGCTGGTTCCATGCGTTCCTCCTATCGGTTCTGAACCTGCCTATCTTACCAGTGCGTAGCTAGGCAACACATGCACAGACACGTCTTCACCCCTCGGTGACGATCATGTGGTGACTTCTCCCTTCAAGATCGACGGTGTGCCCGAGGGTCCGGGCGGCATCCCCGACCTGGCGGAGAACGTTGCCACCCCGATGGCGGAGCTGGGTAACACCGGTCTCCGGCGCTGGGGCGGCTACGTTGACGACGAGTTCCTCCCTGCCCTGCGCGGACGCAAGTCCATCGCGGTCTACCGGGAGATGTCGCTCAACGACCCCATCATCGGCTCCCTGCTGTGGGCCATCGACAAGCTGCTGCGCAACGTCACCTGGCGCGTCGACCCGGCTTCCAGCTCGTATGAGGATCAGCAAGCAGCATGGTTCGTCGAGCAGTGCATGGACGACATGTCCCACACCTGGGACGACATGGTCAGCGAGATCCTCTCGATGCTCGTCTACGGCTGGAGCTGGCACGAAGTCGTCTACAAGCGCCGGATCGGACAGGTCCGCTCATCCTCGCTGCGCTCCAAGTACACCGATGGGCTGATCGGCTGGCGGAAGGTGCCGATCCGGGCTCAGGAGACGTTGCTCCGCTGGGAGTTTGACGACGAGGGCGGCATCCAGGCGATGGTGCAGCTCGCTCCCCCGGACTACAAGCAGACGACGATCCCGATCCGCAAGAGCCTGTTGTTCCGCACCGCGCTACACAAGGGCTCGCCCGAGGGCCTCTCCATCCTCCGCAACGCCTACCGGCCGTGGTTCTTCAAGAAGCGGATCGAGGAGATCGAGGCCATCGGCGTCGAGCGTGACCTGGCCGGGATGCCCATCGCCAAGGTGCCGGTCGAGCTGTTCAACGCCCCGCCCGGGAGCCGCGACTACCAGACGCTCCAGGCGTTCAAGAAGATGGTCCGCTCCATCCGGCGTGACGAGCAGGAGGGCATCGTCATGCCCCTGTCGTACACGCAGACCACCACCGGCCAGGGTCAGCCGGAGTACGACTTCAGCCTGCTGGCCTCCGGCGGCGGGCGCACCTTCGACACCAACGCGATCATCGAGCGGTACGAGCAGCGCATCCTGATGACGGTGCTGGCCGACTTCATCCTGGTCGGGCACGAGGGTCAGGGCTCCTACGCGCTGCACACCGACAAGACCGGCATCTTCCGGTCCTCGCTGAACAGCTTCGCCACGGCCATCGCCAACGTCTTCAACCGGCACGAGATCCCCCGGCTGTTCGCCCTCAACGGGTGGAAGCTCCAGCAGCTCCCGCAGATCATGCCGTCCGACGTGGACGCTCCCGACCTGACCGAGCTGGGCACGTTCATGGCCGAGATGACCCAGGCCGGTGCCCAGTTCTTCCCCGACCCGGACCTGGAGAACTTCCTGCGCAAGGCGGCCAAGCTGCCGCCCAAGAGCCCCGAGACGGCGTACTACCAGGAGCAGGTCAACCAGCAGTCGCAGGCCATGCAGATGGCCCAACAGCAGATGCAGATGCAGTCGATGGGGCAGGACCCCAACAGCGAGGAAGACCCCGGCAGCGACGGCTCCGGTGACGACCAGAACCAGGAGCAGTTCTGATGCCCACGGAGCAGACCTCCCTCTACGACCAGGCGTACGCGCAGTACATGGCGCACGCCCACGATCCGGTCTTCCGCCTGGCGATGGAGATCTACCTGGGTGAGACCTTCCAGGAGATGGCCCACTACCACCAGGGTCAGATCCAGGCCATCGTGGACAAGCTCATGCACCAGGAGTTGGCGCAGGTCCGCAAGAGCCTGACCAAGCACTACCTGGCCACCCGGCTGGAGGAGATCCAGAAGGCAACCAAGAAGGACCAGCGCCGCTGGGACAAGGAGGGCTACTGGGTCCGTGAGCACGGCCGGTTCGCCCGGTACGTCGGCCCCAAGTCCCAGAACGTCGAGGGCGGCCCCCGCACCTACAGCCGGAACGTCGATGACCCGAAGGAGTTCCTGCGGCAGCAGTTCCGCCGCGACTTCCCCGAGGGAGTCCCGCACGACGAGGACGAGCGTCGCAGGCGGGCGATGGGCCTGAAGATGCACCACGGGGTGGAGCTGCCCGAGGGCAACTTCGCCGACCACGCCCGTGACGTGTGGCAGCGCACGGCGGACATGCACAACGACCTGTTCGCCCGCACTAACGACCCGCGCGACAAGCAGCGCATCCAGTACGTCATCCAGTCCCCGGACGGCCAGAAGCGGATCGAGATCCCCAAGGCTGGGAATCTGCCCGACGTCGACTACACCGGTGGCGAGCGGGTCCACTTCATGACCCCGGTCGGTCCGGACAACCCGGTGCACGCCGGTGGCCAGGCGATCAACATCGGGATGATCGCGGGCATGTCGCCGGAGCAGGCGGCCAAGGTCGGCGGGGTCACCCAGGGTCTGAACAACATCCTGAACGAGACCACCTGGGGCAAGAAGATGTCGGCCACGGCATCCACCATCGCCGCCCTCTCCGGTGGCTCCCCGGCGGCGGTGCAGGCGGCTGCCTTCGCCCACATGGTCAACATCATCGGCCCGCAGGCGTCCCGCGCCTTCGGCGGCAAGCTGCGCCAGCTCACCTACCGGTACACCGGCCAGGAGCACGCCCCGGAGGACTGGCCCGAGGTGGCCCAGAAGGGCCGGGTTGGTGGCGAGAGCACCCGGGCGCTGGAGATGAAGCTCATCAACGACATGGTGGTGCACGAGCACGCGCTGCCCACCCGGTCGGAGTACCTCACCTCGCTGAAGCTGGGCTCCACCACGCCCTCGCACGGCTTCATCCTGGACAAGGACGGCAAGGTCGTCAGCATGGCGACCGGCTACTCCGACGACTGGTACACGCCGTTCAACCTGAAGAAGCTCCCGCAGATGCGCGGCGGCTCCTACGTCCGGTCCCGGGCCTACGGCGGGCTCACCCCCGAGGACATCCGGATGGCGATGCGTACTGGGGCCACCCGCGCCACCGTCGTCTCCAACAACGGCGTCTTCACGATGGAGTTCAACCCCAAGGCGCTGCACTGGGGGCACCGCTGGGGCTTCGCTGGTGGCGGGATGGTGCGCCGGTACACCAAGGCGCTGGACGCGATCAAGAACAAGGAGATCGACGACCCCAACGTGGTGGGCGCCGACAAGGCGCTGAAGCTCAACGCCCAGGGCTACCGGGCCGCCATGCAGGACCTGCGGATGAAGTTTCCCACCTGGGTGGTCGACCCGCGCAAGGGCGAGGGGGTCAAGGACCCGAACAGCGACCTGCGTACCTGGCACGAGCCGCTGTCCCGGTTCGGCCTCAACGCACCCGACCTGGAGAACCAGGGCGACCGGCCGGACGAGGACGGCTACATCGCGCCGCTGAACACCCGCGCACACGGGGCCCGGTGGGGTTGGGCCGAGCCCGGGGTCGGGGAGATGTCCCTCTGGGAAGACCCGAAGTCGGGCAAGCACGCCTACCACACGATGGACCGGTACCGGCTCCAGGAGGACCTACTCAACAACATCCGGCGTACCGGCCAGCGGCAAGCCACTCCGCAACCGCAGCCCACCCGTCCGGCCAACGGCGGTGCCCGCCCGGCGACTCCAGCCACGGCTCGGCCGATGGGCAACGAGGTGGCGGGGACGGTGGTCTCCCAGCCCACCGCCTACACCTCCCGCGAGGGGCAGGTCGCCAGGGCCGACGTGGACGAGATGCTCCGGCAGACCAAGCGGCTGGTCATGCAGGCGCACAGTCAGGGGTTGCCGTTCGAGTCGGACAGCAGCGACGCCAACGAGATCGTGGAGATGCTCCAGTCCTCCTCGAACTTCACCGCCCACCCGGACTACAAGCGGCTGCGGGACAAGCTGGCCAATGACTCACGATTCCGCGAGGCGTTCGTGGACGAGCTGGGCGACCAGTACCTCGCCCACGAGACCACCGGCAAGGCTACCGGTGCCCGCCAACTCCTGGTCGACTGGGAGACCCTGGGTGCTGCCGGTCGGGACGAGGACGAGGAGCCGGAGGTCTCCGACGAGGAGGCGGGTGCTCAGGCTCGCGCCGAGGAGGAGGCTCGGACCTTTCGGGGGAACGAGAACCTCCCGCTGGACCTCATCGACCAGTCCCCGGCCGTTCGGGCGTGGGCTGAGCGGAGCGAGGACAACATGAACGCCGTCCGGCTCTGGGCGACCCACCGGATGCGGATGGAGGAGGACCCCAGCTACAAGCCGTGGCGCAACCCGGAGATCGGCCAGCAGTTCCGGCAGGTCAATGCCACCCTGGCGAACATCCTCTCCAACGAGAGCCGTCAGGCTGCCGAACGGTCGGCCGGGGTGGAGCCGGTTCGTGACACCGGGGAGACGACGACGGCCAGCGCCCCCACCTCCTTCGTCCCGGCACGCCTGAAGCAGGACGCCCAGGGCAACCCGGAGACGGCGGCGAGGGCGCTGTACGCGGCCATCACGGCGGGCCGGTCACCCGAGGACGCCGGGGTGGAGGTGGCCCAGACCATCGACACCCTGAAGGCCCACGGCAGGCGCAGCAACGACGCCTTCTTCAGTCGCACCGGTGCCCACATGGAGGACCTGTTCGCGGAGGGCCTGAAGCGAGGGAGCGGCCGGGACACCACCCCGTCCGACGAGGAGATCGACAACTTCGGCCGCGAGCACGGGCTGAACTGGGACTGAGGTAGATGACGAACCCACTCGGCCCGGCGGTCGACCTCAACGACTTCAACCCGGAGCGGGTGCTCGTGCCCGGTGGAATGGCGGTGCAGGCCCACGCGGTCGGCCAGCCCACCGAGCACGAGCGCACCGCGATACGAGCAGTAGTGGTCTTGACACTGGCTGCTGTACTGGCTGCTAAGGGCCGCGATTGGCTGAAGCTCGCCAAGGGTTGGGAGCGAGATGGTCGATTCGACCGTGCAGCATTCGAGCGTGAGATCAGCAAGACGTTCATCGACGTCTTCAGCACCCCGATGGTTCCGATCCTGGCCGGGATGCTCCAGTTGGGTCGCCAGTCGATGGTCCACTCCCTCGACCTCGACGTCATCCAGCGGGCTTCGGCTCTCCGCATCGCTGACCACTGGGCGCGCAAGTACGCCGAAGAAGTGGCCCGCGACTACGGTGCCCAGTCCGCACTGGCCATCTCTCGGTCCCTCCCTGAGTGGCTCAACAAGCGAATGCCCGCCAGTGCGCTCGCTCAGCGCGCCAAGGACCTCTACGGCCTGGACCCACGATCCGCACAGTCGGTAGAGAACTACGCCAGCGGCAAGAAGGTCACCCGCAGCATGAACCTGCGCGGGCTGGCCGAGCGATACCTGGAGCAGCGGGCCGACGTGATGGCCCGGGTGCAGACCTTCTCGGCGCTGAACTTCGGCCGCCAGATGGTGTTCGCCGAGGGGATCGGCCAGGGGATCATCCCCACCTCGGCCCGCAAGGTCTGGGTGACCGCCATCGACGAGCGGGTCTGCGAGGTCTGCGCGCCGATGGACGGGGTGGCCGTGCCCGTCCTGGACCGGTTCGCCGTGCTGTTCCCGCCGCCGAAGACGGAGCGGGGCAAGGACCGGGGGATCAAGAAGCTGATCGTGCCCCCGGTGCACCCGAACTGCCGCTGCACCATCGTGCTGGACAAGACCTTCCGGGGCGGGATCATCACCCGCACCACCAGGTACGAGGACAAGGGCGACAAGCACCTGGCCCGGCTGGTCTCTGAGGCGAAGGACATGATCCTCCGCTGAGCGGGGACAACTGATCGTTTCTCGCTGACGCTCCTCACATGCGATATGAGGACGTTGTGCGGGCTGCGTGGGCTGCGGACCCGGACTTCGTCACTCTCTGCAAGAGCCTCTACGGCGAAGGCGCGACCTGGGAGACCGTCGCCAAGGATGGCCCCTGCGCGAGTGACGTTCATGTGCCCGGCAACAGCGGCGTGAAGAAGCCCAAGAAGATCGCGGTGATGGACACCCGGGGTCCCCAGGTCCCGGTGGCCAAGCGCAAGAGCGAGGTGCCGACGTACCCCCGCTCCTACAAGCGAGACGACAACGGGCGCTTCTCGTCCTTCGCCGGTGCGGCCACCCACGCCACCGTGGCGGGCCTGAGCGGTGCGGCGGGCCTGGCCACCGGGCACGCGGTCCGGGGAGCCTCCCAGGAGACGTTGGACGTGGTCCGTCGCCTGCGCGGCACCTCCGAGGGTCGCCGGGTGCTCCTGCGCACCCTGGCCCGCTCAGGCGGTCGCACGGCTGCCCTGGCGGCGGGGGCCGGTGTCGCCACCGCGATGGCCGGTCACCACGGCAAGGCGGCGTACGAGACGATGCACAACCGGGCGTTGCTGGAGCAGCAGCACGCCAAGGACGTCCGCTCCACGACCCGTGAGCAGGACTTCCACGAGTTCCTCGGCGGCGACCCGTACAACGCGGTCGTCCGGACGCCCAACCCCGGCAAGGGCACGGACGCCCAGACCACCATCAGGCGCAAGGGTGCCGTGGGCACGCTGCACTACCAGGACCGCCTCGCTCACGAGATCGACAAGCGGGACATCGACATGACCGGCTCGATCACCGGCGTGAACGACGAGAAGCGCCAGGTGTTCGGTTGGGCCTCCATCGTGGAGAAGAACGGCAACCCGGTGGTCGACCTCCAGGGTGACTACATCACCATCGGGGAGCTGGAGAAGGCCGCCTACGACTACGTGCACAAGTCCCGAGTCGGCGGTGCCATGCATCGCCGGGTGGACGCGAACGGCAACGTGATCGAGAAGAACGACCGGCCCTACCACGCCGCCGACCTCATCGAGTCCTTCGTGGTCACCCCGGAGAAGATCGAGAAGATGGGGCTCTCCTCGTCCACTCCGGTCGGCTGGTGGGTCGGCTTCAAGGTCAACGACGACGACGCGTGGCAGTCGGTGAAGTCCGGCGACTGGAAGGGGTTCTCCGTACATGGCGTCGGCAGGAGACGCCCCATCGGAGAGGTCAGCGACCTCGACATCTCTGGAGCGGAACTGACCCGATGAACAACGACGAGATCGAGAAGTTCCTCAACGGGACGGGCAAGAAGATCAAGCACGGCCTGGACAACCTGTCGATCTCCCCGGCGCAGTCCCGCCAGGCGTCCGCCCTCGGCCAGGTCGGCGGTGGGGCAGGCGCGATCACCGGTGCGGCGATTGGCGCGGGCATCGGCGCGCTCTCCCACCACGCCGCCACCGGGGCAGGTATCGGCGGTGCCATCGGTGGTGCGCTGGGCAGCTCGGGTGGTGCAGCGGTCGGGCTGTACAACGGCCGGAAGAAGCCAGTGAAGCCCAAGACCCCGGTGACCAAGTCCTTCGACGAGTCCAAGCACAAGCGGGGCCAGGCGGGCAAGTTCGTCGCCGGTGGGCTGCTGGCTGCCGGGGCCGCTACCTCCGCCACCGGCGGTGCGATGAGTGCGGTCGGGCACCAGACGGCGAAGACCTTCGAACGCAAGCGCGAGGAGCAGACCGCGCTGGCCAACCACAACAGGGCGCTGTCTCACGCCGTCACACCCACCGACAAGAAGATCGACTACATGCGTCACGCGCTTGGGCACCGCTCCGCCGCGCTGGCCATGAAGGGTCCGGAGGACGCCGCGCTGACCCTGCGCCACGCCGGGGGCAAGGTTGCCCTGGCCGGTGCCGGGGTCGCCGCTGCCGGTCTGGGGGCGGCTGCCCTGGCGCACCACCGGGCGAAGCGCGAGGAGGACGTGGTCAAGTCCTTCACCCACCCGTCCCAGGACGCCCAGCACAAGATCGCCCAGGGTGGCCTGGGTGTGGCGGCGCTGGCGGATGCGGCGGGTGCCTCGGCGGCGTGGAAGGAGTCCAAGAACGCCGTCATGCCCGCCCTGAAGGGGCTGAGCACGGGCAAGAAGATCAGGACGGTCGCGGGCTACGCCAAGGAGAAGGCGGCCTTCCCCATCGTCGCCGGGGGGATCGCCGCGACGGCGGTGGCCGAGCACGTCATGCACCAGAGCCAGAAGAAGGCACAGCCAACCACCCCTCGTGATGGCGACGGGGACGGAATCCTCAACGAAGGGGTCAGGAAGATGAACAGCGCAGACGAGGTCTTCGCCAAGGCGCGGGGCACCTACGACGAGGGCAAGCACAAGCGGTCCCGGGACGGTCGCTTCTCCGCCGTCGTGGGCGCCTCACTGCTCGGCTCGGGCGCGGCGACGGCGCACCTCTCGGACGGCGCCAAGCACATCGGTCAGGAGCTTCAGCTCCACGGGCGTCGGGTGGTCGAGGAGGGCATGGGGCTGCGGCTGACGGGCGACTCCGACCGGAGGTTGGGCCACGACCACAAGGCTGCGGGCGGTGCGTTCCTGACCGGCCGTGACCACGAGAAGCTGGCCAACCACCTGGTCAACCGGGGCGGCCAGAACGTCAATCGGGGTTACAACATCGAAGCTCGGGGTCGGGATGCACTGAAGGCCGGTGAGGAGCTGGAGCACGCCGGTCGACTCGGCACCAAGATCGGCCTCGGCGCGGCTGGTGCCGGTCTGGCCTTGGGTGCCTACGGCTCCTACCGCCAGATGAAGTCCCGCCACGAGAGTCTGAAGAAGAACGACACCGTCTCCACGGACGTCGAGGCGATCTTCTCCAAGGCCCGCGAGGACGTCTCCAAGCTGGAGCGCGAGACCAAGCATGGCTTCAAGGTCGGTGCAGGGATCGGTGCTGGCCTGGGTGCGGTGAGCGGCGCTGTCACGGGTGCTCACTACGGCGGTGTCAAGGGTGCAGCCCTCGGAGCGGCCACGGGCGTCATGAAGCCTGCGATTTTGGGTGGAGCCATCGGCGCTGGCGTGGGTGCGGTCAAGGCGTCCTCCCGCAAGTCGGCCGAGCAGGCTATCCGCGCTGCCAAGTCCGAGAAGAACGAGGGTGTGGAGAAGTCCCTGATGGGCCTGGCGGAGGAAGGCCAGAAGGCGTTCCGGATGGGTCAGGGCGCCGCCTCCTACCACGCCGGGAACGTCGCGCACGCGGTGACCAACCCCCTGAACCACCGCATGGTGCAGGGCGCGGCGTCCTACCACGCGGGCAACGTCGTCGCTCAGGCGCGCAAGGCGGCGAATGGCTTCAACAGCCTGAGCACCGGCAAGAAGGTCGCCGCCGGTGGTGCTGGTGCGTCCTTCCTGGCAGGTGCTGCGGCACTGCACCACCACATGTCGCAGTCCGACTGACATTCCGACGAGTCGAGACGCCCTGGCCATTCCCGGTCAGGGTTGTCTCGACCAATGGGGAGGACCCACACACATGAGCAAGCGAGTCATCAAGCAGCTCTCCGATATGGCGATTGACGAGGTCTCCCTTGTCGACCGGGGAGCGAATCAGCACGCGCTGATCTCTATCGCCAAGCGCCTCGACGTCAACGACCTGTTCTCCAAGGCTCGCGGTGGCAAGACCGACGAGTCCTGCGCCGATGAGTTCCACGGCAGCGACCCGGCCGACGTGGTGGACGAGCACGTGGTCAACGACGGTGCGGGCGACATCGGCCCCGGCGGGACCATCTCCGGCACCCAGAAGACCTCCGCCCAGGACGTCACCGGCAAGGCGGGCAAGGCCAAGGGCAAGTCCGCCAGCACCTTCGACGACAAGGGAGCGAAGAAGGTGGAGGAGACCTCGTCCAAGGGCGAGAAGAACCTCCCCGAGGGGCTGAAGAAGCGGGACGAGGACTTCGACGACGTCATCCTGGCCAAGGCGCTCGGCCTGGTGCTGGACGACGAGGAGTTCGAGAAGAACTTCGGTGCCCAGCAGCCGATGCCGTTCCAGCAGCAGCAGCAGGCCCCGCAGTTCGGTGCCCCGCCCGCCGCGCAGTCGGTCGGTGCGATGCCGTTCGGCCAGGGTGCCCCGCAGCAGCCGCCGATGGGCATGGCCCCGCAGGGTCCGAACCCGCAGAACCCCGGGATGCCCACCGGTGGCCCGCAGGTCCCCGGTCCGACCGCCCAGCAGGGGATGCCCTCCCAGCTCGGTGGGGCGGGCATGGGGATCGCCCAGATGATGGGCAGTCAGGGTGCGCCGCCCGCGCTGAATGTCGCTCAGCTTCCGCCTGAGGTCATTCAGTACATCCAGCAGTTGGAGAAGCAGGTTGCCCAGGCGCAGGGCAACAACGCCGATTCTTCTTCGGAAGGTTCGGACAGCTCCAACGACAGCACTGACTCTGACAACAGCAACAAGCCATTCGGAAAGTCTGGAGCCTTCAACATGAACGAGGACATCTTCCTCGACGAGCTGAGCAAGGCCATT